GTCAGACTCCTGTCACGTTGGGCACTGCGTGCGCTCGTGTGTCTCGGATGTACAACGTGGGAGCTGTCGACTTTGTGGGTTCGATCGTGGTGTATGAGGGCGGCGCTGTCACGGCTGGTGTTCCTGACTCTGCTGCTGAGGTTCACGCACAGATTGAAGCGGGAGAGAACACCACTCGCAAGCTTGCCACTAGCATCTCTGCGACGGATTATCTGTTCATTACTGAGGTTGTGTTCGCTACGCTTGACGGTGCGAACCTCGAGACCGACTTCATTCTTGAGACGAAGGCGACCGATGGCGTGTGGCTTCCAAAGTTTGAGGTTGCGACAGCGGTGCAGGGTTTGACCACGTTTGTCGAGTCGATTGACCCTGTGATTATTGTCCCTAAGAACACAGATATCAGGGTGCGTGCCACGATGACATCTGGCACGGCTGACGTGTCTGGCAAGTTCTCTGGCTATCTAGCTGCTGTGCTCTGATGGCGGCGGCTGTTTCGTTCGTTACGTTCCACTGGTAGCTAGTCTGTAGGAGGACTGATGACAGAAGCCGATCGGGTGATCGAGTTCATCGAGAAGTTTCTGACGTTGGGGCATACGTTCCTGGGTGAGCCGTTCCGGCTGCTGCAGTTTCAGAAGGATGTGATCGGCGACATTTACAAGGAGGACGATAACGGCGAGCGGTTGCGCAGGTTGTACCTACTGGGGCTGCCTCGCAAGAACGGCAAGAGTCAACTAGGTGCTGCGATAGCGCTGTATCATCTGGTGGCTGATCCTCATGATCCTAGCCCGCAGGTGATCAGTGCGGCTGCCGATAGGGCGCAGGCTCGTCTGGTGTTTGATGAGGCTCGCCGGATGGTGGAGATGTCGCCGGCGCTGTCGGAGATCTGCACGGTGTTGCGTACTGAGATACGGTGCAACATCAACCGTGGCACGTATCGTGCGGTTAGCGCTGATGCTGGTTTGCAGCAGGGTCTGAACCCTAGCGCTGTGATATTAGACGAGTATCACGTGCACAAGACCACTGACCTGTTTGATGCGCTGTCGCTTGGCGGTGCCGCACGTAGGTCTCCGATGATGTTGGTCATCTCGACTGCAGGGTTCGATCTAGGCTCGCCGCTCGGGCGCATGTATATGGCAGGGCTGAGGCTTGACGGTCGCCGCATCAACGGTGTTGAAGAGCGTGGTGAAGACTTCTCGCAGGGGTTCGGCATGTCGTGGTATGGGCCGACGATGGAACAGATGAAGGCGACAGACTGGTCGCATAAGGATTCTGATGTGTGGGAGGCTATGAATCCTGCATGGTCGATATTTCCGAACTCTGCGGCTGACTTTGAGGCCACACTGAAGAGTTCGCATGAGTCGGCGTTCATCCGTTACAAGCTGAACGGCTGGGTCAGTTCAGCGAATGCGTTCCTACCTGCGGGTGCTTGGGATGCGCTCGAGTGTGACGAACAGCTCGCAGACGGCGACGAGGTTATTCTGGGATTTGATGGCGCTTGGAAGGGTGACAGCACGGCGCTGGTGGCGGTCAGACTGTCTGACATGTTTGTGCAAGTGTTGGGGCACTGGGAGGCTCCAACGAACGACCCGGACTGGCGGACACCGGCAGACGAGGTTGAGGCGGCGATGCTTGCAGCTATGGGTAGGTTCACGGTTCGTGAACTAGTAGCTGACCCGTGGAGGTTTGAGCAGTCGCTGCTACGAATGCAGGTCGATCACGGTGCGCCGCTGGTCGAGTTTCCGACAAACTCTAGATCACGCATGATCCCAGCTACGGGTTCGTTCTATGCGTGCGTGATGGATGCGGGATTAAAGCACAACGGAGACCCTGCACTCGCTAGGCATCTCGCCAACGGTGTACTGAAGGAGACGCCGCAGGGCGGCGTGTTAACGAAGGAATACAAGTCCAGCACCAGGCATATTGATATCGCTGTGGCGCTTGTGATAGCGGTCGATAGGGCGCTCAGGTGGCGTGAGACAGAGACAGTCAACTCGGATGACTCGCTAGTTGTTCTAATATGAGAGGTTCAAATATGAATGAGTTTGGTGTGTTGTTGCTAGTAGCTGCCGGGTTGACGGCTATCGCTGTCGGCGTGTGGGCTGTGTTCCCTCCTGCGGTGGGGATCATCGGTGGTGCTCTTATGCTTCGTGTGGCTGTGCGTGCTGTGGCTGAGGCCAGCGAATGATGCGGATCACGGACCTGATAACAGGTGCGCTGTCGACCCGTAGCATCTCGTTGCAGGATATGTTCGACTCTGGCGGTGACCTGTCGATGGTCGGCGGTATGGGGTCGCACGCCGGCGTCAGGGTTGGCGTGAAACAGGCGGGCCAGTTGTCTGCTGTGTATGGTTCCTGGCGGATCATCTCTGAGGCAATCAGCACACTGCCACGCAACCTGTACAGCGAAGGCACTGCTGCGGTGCCGACGTTGGTGACTCCTCGTCCTGTGTGGCTTGACCGTCCTAGTAAGCATGAGCTGTGGTCAGAGTTCCTGGGGCAGGTGCTGATGTCGCTGCTGCAAGATGGTAACGCTTTCGTGCTGCTTGACTGGTCAAACTTTGACGATGGTCTGTCTGCGATGTCTGTGCTAGCGCCTGACTCTTGCGTGCGTGAGAGTAAGGAGATAGTGAAGATCACGAACCGCGCCACAGGCACTGTCACGTTGGTGCCAGAGTTTCTGGCTGAGTCTGGTGCGTCTCTCGAGGTCATGCACCTGCGAGGCATGACTGCGCCGGGTTCGCTTCACGGCATGTCACCGATCGCTGCGTGCGCTGAGACGTTGGGTGTGAGCCTGGCGGCGCAACGGTACGGTGCTTCGTTCTTCAAGAACGACGCCACACCTGGCGGTGTCATCGAGATCCCGCCAGAGGTTAAGCTGTCGGATACTGGCAGGGCTGCGACTCGTGAAGCGTGGTCTGACCTGTTCTCAGGGCCGGATCGTGCGAAGCGGGTGGCTGTGCTGACGGAGGGCGCTAAGTTCCGTACGCTACAGGTGGCACCAGGTGAGGCTCAGTTTCTAGAGCAGCGCAGGTTCACTGTGCAAGAAGTGGCCCGCATTTACGGCGTGCCTCCGCACCTGTTGCAGGACAACGCCGGGACGTCTGGTTGGGGGACTGCGATGGCTGAGCAGAACAACCAGTTCGTGGTGCATTCGCTCCGGCCATACCTCGAACGTATTGAGGCACGGTTCACGGAGCTCGCACGCCGCATAGCCGGCGACACGTCCGTGTCAGTGGTCATCAATGAGGAGGCGCTGCTGCGTGGCGCTACGGCTGAACGGTGGAGCGTGCTGCGGTCCAACGTCGCAGCCGGCGTGATCACCGCTGACGAAGCACGACTAGCAGAGAACATGGGACCACTACCAGACGGTGCTGGCGCTGTGCCTTGGATACCGTTAGCACAAGCACCTAAAGAAGACACACCCGACAACATAGAGCAGCCTGCTGTGCAGGAGAAGGAATGAGCATGAACATTGAAACACGAATCACTTCTGTTGGCGGGCCGATGGTCAACGCAGACGAGCGTACCCTGGTCGGCTACGGTGCCGTATTCGGTAAGCCTTCGCAAGACCTGGGCGGGTTCACTGAGATCATCGAGCCTGATGCGTTTAATCGCACGCTAGGGCATGGCGGTGATGTTCTGTGTTGCGTGAACCATGACCCGAACCAGCTGCTAGGCCGTTCGATGTCTGGCACGATGAAGTTGAGCGTCGACGATGTAGGGCTGCGTTACGAGGTGCAGGTGCCTGACACGTCTGTTGGCCGTGATGCTTTGGCGATGGCTGAGCGTGGCGACCTGTTCGGTTCGTCGTTCTCGTTCAGCGTCAAAGCTGCTGGCGAACGTTGGGAGCAAGTTGAAGGTCGTAACGTGCGATATTTGACGGAGGTCGCACTGTACGAGCTGGGGCCTGTCGTGTCGCCTGCGTATCTCGACACAACTGTTGCTGCACGTTCAATGGCAAGCTATGTAGATCTGGCAGCAGCTGAGGCTGTTGCAGAGGTAACTGAAACGATCGAGGAGGCGACCCGCTCACGCACTCGTCTCCTCGACTGGTCGGGACAGTTGTCTATCCGGTGACCCGCCAAGCGCACTCACCAAGTTAGTAAATGAAACAGGGCAGATTGCCCGAATGATTACAGTCGCCGCTTGGCGGCAGGAAAGGCTCAAACATGAGCGAAGAAACTAAACCCGTAAACGAAGAAATTCGTGCAGCATACAATGCTCGCATGTCAGCAATTGCTGATCTCCGTGCGATTGACCAGGAGATCGGTGACGGTCCTATCTCTGAAGAGCAGCGTGCCAAGATTGATCGGGCTAACGCTGCGGTCGATTTGAACGACGAGAAGATTGAACGAGGTTTCCGCAAGCAGGAGCTCGAAGCTCACTCTGCGAAACTCGACGCTCTTGTTGGTGTTCAGGTTGACGCAGGTCAGCGTGATGCTGATGACGGTCTGACCCCTGTAGAGCGTGAAGCACGTGTGCTTCTGCTCGGCAAGGATCACCCAGAAGCTCGCAGTTCTGTTCAGTTCAATATGGCTCCTGGCGACTCTGCGAAGATCGCACGACGGGACATCTTGGCCGGCACCACTGGTGACGGTGAGGAACTGATTCCGGCTAGCCTGTTCGGTCAACTGTACGTGCAGATGCGTGAGGGTGCGACCAGCATGTTCTCGCTTGCCCGTGACGTTGTTACGAGCTCCGGTGAGGCTATGACGTTCCCTACTGTAACGTCGTTCTCATCGGCTGCAATCATTGCTGAGGCTGGATCTGTTGGCGAAAGCGATCCACAGTTCGGTACCGTCGTGCTGAACAGCTACAAGTACGGTCTGAGCATTCAGGTCTCGAGCGAATTTACCGCTGACAATGCCGTTCCTGGCGCTGTTCCGTGGATTCTTGACCAGGCTGCTGATGGTATGCGTCGTGGTGTTGGCGCTCACTTGATCACGGGTACGGGTTCTGGCCAGCCGAACGGTGTAGATAATGGCTCGAACGCTTACGTGCTCGGGGGAGTTGTTGCCCCAACGGCCTCGGAGCTCGTTTCAATCCAGCACGATATTGCGTCGCCGTATCGTCAAAATGCTGTTTGGTTGTTCCATGACTCAACCGTTGCCGATCTGCGAATTTTGGCCGACGGAGACGGGCGATATTTGTGGAACCCGAGCATGCAAGCTGGTGCAGCTTCGACCCTCCTGGGTGCACCTGTGTACACTGACAACAGCCTCGCCACTATTGGTGCTAACGCTAAGATCGGTATCTACGGCGATCTTAAAGCTGGTTATCTGGTGCGTACTGTTGGCGGGATTCGTGCAGACGTTTCGCCAGACTTTGCATTCTTGAATGACCTGACCACGTGGCGCTTCATCATGCGTGCCGACGGCGATATCCTCGACAACGCTGCGTTCACGGTTATCACTGATGCTGCTAGCTGATATTGGCTAGTAGTTGTGTCACACCATAGACTTGATCATCTGTGGTGTGGTAGAGTAAGAAAGCTAGTCGGGAGCGGTGCGGTGCTGTATCACTTCGCCGCTCCCTACTGGCCAACCCTTATACAGAAGGATGAGCTATGAGAGTTTGTAAACGAGACGGCTGCGACAACGAGCTGACAGGCCGGAAAGATCAGAAGTACTGCGGCAAGAAATGTAGACATGCGGCGTGGGCTGCGGATAATGAAGAGCGCCTTGCAGAGTATCAATCAGCGTACGCAGCAGCTAATAAGGAACGCCTGACTGAGTACAAAGCTGAGTGGCACATCAAAAACCGCAGCAGGATGCTAGAGCTCTCAGCGGAATGGTACCGCAACAACAAGGCCAGCCACAACGCATCCTCAGCCAACTACGCAGCAGCTAATAAGGAACGCCTGACTGAGTACAAAGCTGAGTGGAATGCTGCTAACCCTGAGAAGAGGCGGGCGGCTCACGCTCGTCGTCGTGCAGCTAAGGCTTTCGCTGTGTTCCAGTTCTGGGTGCGACACCCCGATCACGACGATTCGCTTTGCTACTGGTGCGGGAGCGATGAGATAGCGCATGTCGAGCACGTCATGCCGATATCGCTTGGCGGGCCTGCGACAGAATCGAACGAGGTGCCATCGTGCGCCGATTGTAATCTACGCAAGAGCGCCAAGCATCCGCTGGTGTGGATAGCTGAGTTAATCGAAAGGGCATGATATGAAGTTCATCGAAGTTAAGGGCCGAATGGTCCCAGAAGACCACAGCGATGCTGTTGAGCTCCTAGCTGAGCAGGCTGCTCTGCTAGCTGCTATTGGCAAGCCTGCCGTGAAGCGGTCACGCAAGAAGGGCAAGCAGACCGCAATGGTTGAACCTGTTGATATCGAGCAGGCTGATATCTGATGCCTTACACGACCAGGGCTGAGATGCGTGCGCTGAACGGGCTGGGCGATTCGGCCGTGTTCAGCGACGCAGATATTGACGCCGCTATTATCATCGCCGGTGAGACGATCGACGACTACTGTGGCACGTCGTTCGGCGATCTGACCACGCCTGCGTACGAGTCGTTTACATGCACGATCGATGGCTCTGGTCGTGATCGTGTGACGCTGCGCACTGATGCAGGGGCGAATATTATGTACCCTCGAACGATTACGTCTGTCACGATTGACGGGGTGTCTGATGGTGTTGGCATCACGTATGTGCTGCGCCCGACGGGTGTGATCGTGCGCAATACAGGGACGTTCACGTACGATGACGAAGGCCGAAATGTTGTTGTTGCAGGCACGGCAGGGTTTACAGATGAACCTAGCGAATCAATCAAGTGGGCTGCTCGTTCGTTGGCTCGTTTCTGGCTTCTGTCGTTACAGTCCAGGGTGCCTGAGCGGGCGCTGCAGTTGACTACTAGTGATGGCAGTTTCGAGATGCGTGCGCAGGCTGGTGCGCCTGGTAGGCCATCACCGATGCCTGACGTGAACGCTGTGTTGAACCGTAATCGTCACGGTCTGAGGGTTGGCTGATGGCTACGATATCGACCATGCCGGAGGTGAAGCGGGCGCTGCTCGATGAGGTCGGGCTGCTCGCTACTGCTAGCGCTACAGCGGCAGCGCCGACATATGTGCAGACTGCGTATGCTCGCCCTCCTGCGGATCGTGTCCGCTCTGAGTCTGTGTTCTTCGGTGATTTGGCACGGGCGGATGGTGGCGAGCGCCGGTTGAAGGCTGGCAGGCAGGTGCGTCATGTCGAGTGGAACCTTGACCTGGTTGTGCAGTCGGCGATCATGGCCGACGCAGAGGATGCTGAACAGCGTGCGTTCGTGATAGCGGGCGCTATCGAGAACTTTCTGGCTGCGAACTCACAGCCTGCGGAGTGGCCTAACGCACCGGTTGCGTCGGGTGCCATGTCTGTTGTGGTGGCAGGCATGGAAAGCGAACTATCAGAGCACCCTGACGGCTATCAGGCGGTCGAGGTCCGCATAGAGTTGACACTATTGGAGAGGCTAGAATGAAGTTTAAACACAACGGCAACGGTGTCGAACTGGTAGGGCGCAGCGGTGCAGTCTACCGTGCGGCACCAGGCGATGTTATCGAGTTTATGGACGGCGACGAGATCGCTGTCGAAGGAAATGAAGAGTGGACTGCGCTTGCGGTCGAACCTACTAAGCAACCTAAAAAGGAGAGCAAATGAGTATTCTAGACGCAAGCGTTAACGTAGGGGTTGAAACCACCTACGGCACACCTGTGACGATGACACGCAGCTACGAGGCCAAAGCGGACAGTTGGACTCGTACGCAGTCACGCATCGAGTCTGTCGGTATGCGTGCGAATATGCAGGCGCTGCGCAGCGACCGGGTGACTACGGTCAACATGGGCGGCGCTGGGTCTATTGAGGTCGACATGTTGACCTCGGGCATGGGAATGCTGTTGCAGGGTTCGCTGGGCACGAAGGCCGGGCCTACGCAGGTCGATGCTACGTCAGCGTATTTGCAGACGTTCGAGACTTCTGACAGTGCGCCGGCTGATTCTTACACGATCCAGGTGATCCGCCCAACGCTCGAGACTGGCACTCAGCAGTTCACGCACCACGGCGCTAAGATCACGAGCTGGTCGCTGTCGCAGGGTGTCGACGGGCTTCTCGTGTGGTCGGCTAACTTCGACAGCGAAGATGTTGACACGTCAACTGCGGCAGCTACGCCAGCATATCCTGCGTCTGCTGCGGTGTACGACTGGACTCAGTGCACAGCTACGCTCGATGTCGATGGCACGCCTGAGGTGCTCGATCTGCTCGACCTCAGTTTCAACGCTGACTTAGCTCTGAAGACCGACCGTCGGTACCTGCGCGGTTCTGCTTTGAAGAAGGAGCCTGTTCGTTCTGGGATGCCTTCTTACACTGGGTCGATGACTCTCGACTTCACAGATACCACTCGTTATGCTGAGTGGGTTGCTGCGGGTATTGTTGACATCGAACTTAAGTGGGTTGGGGCACTGATTGATTCGCCAGAGTACAACGAGGTTAAGCTGCGGATGAAGGCGTGTAACTGGACTGACGGCAATCCTGTTGCGAGTTTGTCTGACACGTCGAAGATCACGTTGCCGTTCCAGGCGATGCATAACGGAACTGATCCTGTTGTGTCGATGACGTATCAGAGCGCTGACACGGCTGTGTGATCCTGTGGTGTCGCCTGTGCCCTTCTGGGGTCCGGGCGGCACCGTCATACCCTGGGGCGGCTAAAGCCGCTTAGGGTCGATTGTAGGGCTATCTGAGAGGGCGTGTGTGGTATGGCGAAGGATCCTGTGAGCATCGAGGTTGATGGCTTGAAGGAGTTGCGGCGTGAGCTGCGCAACCTAGACAAGGCGCTGCCTAAGGAGCTCCGCCTGATCAACAAGGAGGGCGCTGACAAGGTGCGGGATACTGCACGTGACATGGCACCTGTTGTGTCTGGCAAGTTGAAGAAGTCGATCGGCTCGCTTGCTGGGCAGACGAGCGCAAAGGTCAAAGCTGGCACAGCGGCACGGGTGCCGTATGCGGGCGCTGTGATCTTCGGTCATCGCCCGCGGCCGCAGGGTGGCTACACGGAACCGAACAACTTTCTGATTCGTGCTCTCGGGCACGACGCCAAATATATTCGCCGGCTCTACGATGAGCGGTTAAACAAGCTAGCAAGCAAACATCTTTAGGAGGATGATAATGACAGACAAGAAAGCTAAGAAGAGCGAAGAGCGAGTGATCAAGGTCGTTGCGTTGGATGCGCTGACGTACGGCGAGCTTGACATGTTCGAGTCGATCGTCGGCTCGTTGCCGACTGACGGCGACATGTCGAAACTGCCGACCGGTAAGACGATGATTGCTCTCGGGCTGATATCTGCACGGCGAGACGACCCAGCCGTGACAGAAGAAGATATTCGTGCGCTGCCTATGGGTGCGATTCAGATGGAGGCGTCAGAGGTGGACCCCACCTAGCTCGGTCTCGTGCAGTCCGGGTGCGTCGACTAGCTTCGCTGGTCAACGTGTCCGGGCTCACCTGGACTGAGCTGACAGGGCTGGCTCTGTGGGAGCTCGCTGCGCTCGAGGAGTATCACGCAGACCTAGAACGAATGCGCAACAACAGGAGAGGGTGAAATGTGGCTAAGCCGGTAACGATAAGAATTCTGGGAGATGCTAGCGGGCTGACTGGCACGCTTGACAGGGCTAGCAGTAAGCTCGGCAGTTTTGGTGCCGCTGCTGGTGTGGCTGCTGGTGCGGCTGCTGCTGCTGTGGGTGCGTTTGGCGTGTCGAGCGTCAAGAAGTTCTCGGAGTTCGAGACAGGCATGGCTGAAGTGTTCACGCTCATGCCAGGCCTGAGCGAAGACGCCATGAGCGCTATGGAAGACCAGGTGCTCGATCTGTCAAACCAGATGGGCATCCTACCGCAGGATGCTATCCCGGCGTTGTACGACGCTATCTCTGCGGGCGTGCCGACCGACAACGTGTTTCAGTTTATGGAGGACGCTAGCAAGCTCGCAATCGGTGGGAGTATCGACGCCGGCGAAGCAGTCGACGTGCTGTCAACTTCGGTGAATGCGTGGTCTGAGTCGAACCTATCAGCGGCTGATGCTAGCGACTTCTTGTTCACCACTGTGAAGCTCGGTAAGACAACGATGGCAGAGCTGAACTCGTCCCTGGCTCAAGTAGCGCCAATAGCTTCGGCGATTGGTGTGGGACTCGATGAGGTCGGTGCGAGCGTGGCTGTGTTGACAGCTAACGGTATGTCTACGTCACAGGCTGCTACGGGGCTTAAGGCTGCGCTATCCGAACTTGGTAAGGAGGGCACCAAAGCTAGTGATGCATTCAAGGAGTTGAATGACGGCGCCACGTTTACAGAGTTCTTAGAGGCTGGCGGCACGCTCGAGGAAGCAATGGTGATGATTGCTGACAGTGGCGAGTCAGTCATTGACATGTTTGGCAGTGTTGAGGCTGGCGGCGCTGTGCTGTCGCTCACTGCCGGTGATGCTGAACAGTTGTCGGCAAACATGGCGGCGATGGCTGATTCTTCTGGTGCGGCTGGTGAAGCGTTCGAGATGATGGACGGCACCACGGGCCGATCTATGGATCGGATCAAGGCTAAGCTGGAGGTTGTGCAGATACAGCTTGGTGACAAGCTGCTGCCTATTGTTGAGACGGTCATCGCATTCGTTGAGGACAATTGGCCTAAGGTTTCGGCGGCGTTCGAGCTTGTCAGTGGGATAGTCACTGAGCATGTCATCCCTGTGATAGTTGAAACTATCGAGTGGCTTCGTGGCCGTATCGAGGCGTTCATCGCTGTTGTGACGGATGCTTGGGAGAAGTGGGGCGACTCGATCCTCGAAGCAGTTCAACCTATCTGGGACGCTATCAAGATGAAGATAGACGGAGCGCTACAGATTATCACTGGCGTATTCAACACGTTTAAGGCGCTGTTTGAGGGCGATTGGAGCGCTATGTGGGATGGCATCGTGGATGTGCTATCCGGTATATGGACAACGATCAAAGCAACGTTTTTGCTGGGCTGGGAGGCCGTGAAACTGTCGTTCAAAATGGTGTGGGAGTCCATTAAGATTATGGCGACGGCTGCGTTCGGTAAGATCGTTGATGGCATCAAGGCTTTGCCTGGGCTGCTGTTGGACGGGTTGAAGGCTGGCGGTCAGTTGCTCCTCGATGCCGGGTCGTGGATGGGCGACAAGATCATGGACGGTCTCGTCGCTGCCCTCAAGTTTGTTGGGCAGACGCTGTGGGACATGCTGCCTGGTCCGGTTCAGTGGGGGCTCGAGCACGGTGCCGGCGCTGTCGGTGGGCTCATCAGCGGCGTCGGTGGGTTGTTCGGCGTCGGCGGCGACGACGATCCAGAGTACTCGATGGCGGACTACGGAAACCCTGACTCGCCTGCGTATACGATGGTGGGTGGTGGAGGCTATGACTACGGGTCGCAGGCACGTGGTGGCGGCACAACAAATATCAACGTTTACACGTCCACGAACGCTGAGCCATCAGATATCACAAACAGCGTCGTTTGGGGAATGCAAGTGGCAGGGGTACCTACATAATGTCTGAACTGATTACTGCTGACTGGCAGATTCAACGCAACGGCTACCTACTGGGCGACGGCACAGACTTTGATATCGTGTCTATCCAAGGGCTGGCGGGTGCTCCTGCGACACGTCCTAGTGATAGGTCGTTGTCGAGGCGGCATGGCGCTATCGCAGGCGAGGACTATCTAGGGTCTCGTGCTGTGACGCTCGGGTTTGATGTGGTGGCGGATTCGTCTTCTACGTTGGGGGATAAGCTTGACACGTTGGCTCGTGCGTTCGCACCTTCTGTGAACCAGGTGCCCACGTTCTTCCGGGTGCCTGGTGTTGGCGGAGGCGACATCGTGCAAGCTGACATGCATGTGCGGAACCGTAGCGTTCCTGTTACGACGGAGTTCGCCCGTGGTGTTGCACGTTGCCAGTTTCAACTAGCTGCGGCGGATCCTCGATTGTATTCTGCGACGTTGAAGACTGACCAGGTGTCAGCGACTGAGGCGACCACGGCAGGCCTCACGTTCTCTGCCACGTTCGATCTGTCGTTCGGGGGCGCTATCAATCCTGGCACGGTTGAGACTGTGAACGCTGGCACGTTTGCTGCGCCGTTGACTTTCCGGGTGTACGGCCCTGTCACTGACCCTGTTGTGACACGTGGCAGTGATGGTGCTCAGATGAGTTTCACGACCACTGTCGCCGACGGTTCGTATCTTGAGGTTAACGGTCAGAATCGTACGGTGTTGCTGAACGGTGTCACTAAC